CCGCAAAGAATCTTTTGAAGTACCAATGGTTCATTCATACAATGAAAACCATAGCGTTTCAATTGCTGGCGTTACAGTAAACGGAAATCAATCCGCAGGTGACAGCACTTTTGCTGTTACTACATCAACTGCTATTCCTGCGGGCAGGATGTTCTCTATTGGTGGTCGTGTATATATGAATACCAACACATCTGGGACTGGCAATGTAACTTTAGACATAATCCCACCATTGCGAACTAATGTTTCAGATAACGCATCAGTTTATTTTAACCCCGCAGGGACTTTTAGGTTGGACACAGACGAAGTTGCATGGGGTATAAGTAATGACCTTAAATATGGATTTAGCTTTACCTGCGTAGAGGCAATTGATGGCTAGAGATATTAATCCAAGCACATTAGCACAGTTTACAAGCAATGAATTGCAGGTCTATTTTGCTGTTGAGCTAACGCTACCTAATGCAAGCAATCCTGCACAGGATATTGTTGACAGAATGTGGACAGGCTACAGCGACAAATCAATCACTGTAAATGGTTCAAGTCAGACTTTCACAGGCATGGGCGAACTGTTAGGGATAAGTGGTACAAGTGAAACCAGTGATCTAGCGGCTAACGGCTTGCAGATTCAGATACTTGCAGACAGCACAACGATACCTGCTTTGCGTGATTTAGATTATCAAGGTAAGCCATTGACTGTTTACTTAGGTGCTTTAGACCCAAACAATGGAAACGCTTTAGAGCCTATTGTTTATTTTGAGGGATTTAACGACAAGCTAACCTTTGTGCAAGATGGCGATTCTTTATTAGTAACAATATCCGCAGAGCATAAGTTCATCAGATTGTCGCAAGCAAGCAACCGAAGATATAGCGATGCAGATCAGAAACTTGATGCCCCGACAGATAAAAGTTTTCAGTATGTTAACGCAACATCCAAAGCATTTTATACTTGGGGCGTGTAATGAGTATTTTCAAAACAAGCAATATATTCAATAGGAAGTTTAACGCTCTAGGTGTTTCTGGCGCAGAAGCCAGTAAGGAAGCCTATGACTATATTATTGACTCTGTACAGGAAACAAACACAACCAGTGCCTTTGTTAAAAACACAGTTGAATCTGTAGAATTTGCACAGGAAAGCACAGTAAGCTCAACCGCCCCAAGACGAATAGTTTATGGAACTGCTGTTGTTGGCGGCAACATTGTCTGGCGTGTATCAGAAGAAACAGGAGAGACACAGTTTGCTATAGTTTGGGCTGAGGGTTGTAACGCTGTTAATACTATTTTGTTTGATGGCATTGATGTAGCTCCTAGCGGCTCATATCCTAATGGATACTTTGGCGGCGACTTTAGGGCTGAAAGTTTTACAGGATTGACAGGCAGTCAGAATTTAACTGACTCTCTTCTGATATCTAAAAAACCATCTTACTGGGATGGGTTTCACTTTTTTTCTGGTTGTGCATATTCCTATATATTTCTTAGATTTAACTCAACAGCTTTTCCAAATGGCTTTCCATCTGTTACAGCTGAAATAGAGGGGCGCAGGATATATGACCCTAGAAAAGACTCAACATCAGGCTCAATATTATATAAACCAAGTCTGGGCGTTTCTTCACACAGATTAGCGACTTCATCTACTTGGCAATACGATGACAATGCCGCTTTGTGCCTTTTAGATTATATGCTTGATTCTAGGCTTGGGCTAGGTGAGTCTTTTGATTCTTTTGATCAACAATCATTAAGAGATGCGATTGATATTTGCGAACAAGGGGTTACATCTGCTAGTGGGGTTAGAAAAAGATACACTTGTAATGGTTCTATATTTGCTGATAAAAGCCACAGAGAAAACATAAAGCAAATACTTAGCACAATGAATGGCAAGTTAATTTATAGCAATGGTAAGTATTATATAAAGCCATACGTTTATGAAACGCCTCACAGCCAAATTGTAGATGAAAGCATGATTGTCGGTGCTATTAACTATTCTGCAAAGCAAGGCAGGGCTGATTCATATAATAGAGTTAAAGGCAAATTTAACAGCTTGCATGACGGCTATGTGGTAACAGATTATCCAGTGCAATATAGTGGCGTAGATGCTGATGGCTTAACCTATGATGATAAAGATGGCGAAACCTTATACCTAGATTACAACCTACCGCTCACTACTCACGAAGAAGATGCACAGCGATTAGCGCGATTAATGATGCTAAGGTCGAGGATGCAAGCAACTGTCACATTCACCGCTAACATGAAAGCATTAGCGTATAAGGTTGGTGACACAATACAGTTCGGCAACGATATTTTAGGGTTTACTAGTGGGCTTGAAAAAGAATTTGAGATAACAGACTACGTAATTGCAAACGATACCGATACAGGCATAACTGTTCAGATAACTGCTAAAGAGGTAGTTCTTGCAATATATAACTGGCAAGCTAGTGATCTTCTAGATTACACCGCTAATGATGTGGTCGAGGCTTGGGATGGTCGTGTTGCGAGTGTGACAAATGTAGTTGCTAACGTGATTAGAACACCAGAGCAAGGATACTTTGGAGAGTATTTAGAGGTAAATTTCCAATATACTGTAACTGATCAGGTTAAGCATTTCAGAATTGATTTGAACGATGTGATTACTAATCAAACTTTAAAATCTTTAACTACTGGTTCAACTACAAACCTTTATAGCAGAGAGGCACTTGGTCTTTTAGAGGCTTTTACAGTTTCTGTAGTTGCCGTTTCAATTCAAGACATAGACAGCGAGCCTGTAGCAAGCACTTTAATACACGCGTTCACGCTACTTGACAGACAGCCAAACGAATACTATTTTCCAAGCAATAATTTAAACCAACCAACAGATGCACAGTTTACCGCTTATTTTGGGCAAGCCCCGCAAAGCGGAGACACAATTATAGTTTATACAACAGATTCTAATAATGCGGTAACAGATACAAAAAAATATGTATTTTATTTAGAATTAGATGCTAGGTTTGTTGAATGGAAAAATGTTGGAGATAGATATAGTTATTATGGTAACTATTACCCTACATTCCCTACAGATATTAGAGAGTTTTTCGTTGATCAATCGACTTTTTCTGACATAGACATTACATGGTCTATAAATGTGACTAATTATGAGTTTGCATTCAACGATACAGTTTCTGGAACTGTAAGTCAGCCAACAAGTCTGAATACAGTTGAAACCAGAGGGGGTGCTGGCTTTAAGGTCACTGTAAGTGTAGGTAATGTTTGGCCGACAAGTTATCTAAAAGTTCGTGAAAAATTCAACTATACTGTTACTGCAACGTGGGCGGGTGGCAGTTTAACATCAGTCGTCAATCAAATTGGCGTCACACAAATAAGACAGCAACCATAGGGACAAAGTAGATGCCATTTTACGAAGACATAAAAACAATCTCAGGCAATCTAGTTGTAGATGGCACTCTTGAAAGCAAGCACATCAAGACTGACTCTCTTGAAGCAAACAAGTTTAAAGGTGCTACCCAAGAACAATACTTCTACAAAATGGATGATAAGAGTGTTGCCGCATTTACTTATGTTACCTTGCTTGAATTTGATATGCCTGAAACGGAGTTAACTCTGGTAAAGGCTAGAACAATCAAAGCAGATTGGGACTTCACTGTTTCTACTGGCACATCAGCATTAGTGAGCGGCTCTGTTTATTTGTATTTACAGGTTAAAGTGCCAACAGACACTCCTACTTATAGGGGTGTAGGGGTTGCTTATTATGACAGCACACCTGCTAGCGGTTGGGAGCGAGTTTATTTGCAGGGTAATTACTTAAATTATTTCGGTGTTGGTCAGGTAGGTGGAATTTCTAGCTATAGAGAATATCAAAACTTAACTTTGAAAACTAACTTTCCATTAACTGAGCTTGTGACAAATGGTACGTTCAGCGGCATAACTGGATGGACAGCAGTTGGCGGTACTCTTTCAAGTTTTTTTGGGACTTCTGCGGGTATAAGCCAAGACAGCAATCCAGACAGAGCCTATTTTTATCAGGAAGTTTCAGTTGATGCGGGGCATACTTATGAACTAAAAGCGCAAATGTATGGCAACAGTACCGCAGATGGATTGGTGCATCTTTCTACTTCTAGTGATATTGCAGATTCTTTTTTTGTGCGAGCTTTTTCTTCTAGCGCATCAGATTTAAAAACATTCCTAGTTGATATTGATGTGGATACTGTCTATATAATTGGAGAAGCTAACACCTCAACTAGTGGTCAGTACAGTGTGTTTGATAATTTTTCACTAAAGAAAACAGAAGCTAGAACTTATTTAGATATATCAACATCTGGCGGTGCGGTAGTTCCTACAGTTTCGGGTGGCTTTGCTGACCTTTATCACCACCCATTCGGAAACGCGGCAGGTGGCACATGGAAAACTGTATCTGAAAGAGTTACAAGCCTTAGAGTTCCACCCTACAGCGGAAACTTTAGCATGAGCGCAGAGGCAAATTTAGGTATAGAAACAATACGCCATGAATGCAGAATACAGGCGCGACATTTTCTCTCAGGTGATACAATAAACACAACGCAAGGCATAGTTAAAACAAAGTCGAGAATGACAGGACAGCAGAATATATGATAGTTGTAGGGTATGAAAAAAAGCTAACCGAGCATCCGTTTACTGAATTTGTAGAAGTCAGTAGGCACGATGACGATGGCGAATGGGAATCAGCCATGCGCGAACTCAGACTATCCAAAGTAGGTGCTGATGATGTATATTTGTTTTTCTATGGTATATCTACAAGCGATACAGAATTTAAAGTTAACTTAGTGATAGATGCAGATGAGCCTCTATTGCCTGACAGTCCAGAGGGATAATATGAGCGCGGCAAAATATAATTTAACAATTGATCAAGGCTCTGATTTTAGCCTTACGCTAAACGTCAAAGAAGATGGCGTTAATAAAAACCTAGATGGATGGAATGCCAGAGGCAGTATCAGAGAAACACTAGAGGGCGCAGAGGTTGATGCTTTTGATTTCACTGACTCTACCTTTGATGCCGCAGGAAACCTTGTAATGAAGCTGTCGCACAATGAGACAACGCTTATAAATGCGGGTAATTATTATTATGATGTCGAAATATTTAATACATCTACTGATAAAGCTACACGAATCATACAGGGAAAAATCACTGTAACAAGACAGGTGACCAGATAATGATTTTAACAGTAACAGTAATCGACTCAACTGGCATAACTATATCAGGTGATCAAACTGA